GATAAGGGTTTACAAAAGCAAATCAGATTATGATGAAATAGCTGGTTTTTCGATCTGGGGCGGCCTCTGGGGTAACTCAGGCAAGATTGCACCACTAAACCCTAAACAAGCCTCTGAGAGGACTGTAAACATCAAAGCAAACCAACGTGAACTTCCAGAGGATTTACCTTTTTGATTATGTACTTAGTAACTTTTCCAAACAATCCTTATCTAGGTCAGATTTTTTATCACCCAGAATCTGAAAGAACTTATGAGTTTTGTGAAACAACAAGAACAGATGACTTAACTGGCATGGTGCATGAATCTGCAACATGGTTTGATATTACAGAAAAGGATTTAGTCCCATAAATAGAGGCATGACGACCCTTTTTCTTGTCAGGGTCACAAGCTGCTCTTTTACAATTTTGAGGTCGATTGCCCTAATAGCCTGACGCAACAACTTTGTAAAAAGATATGAGTTCCCTTCGAGGATTTATTGGTGGGCAACTGGGGGTTCTATCTTCCCCTCCACACTAAGCCAGTAAATAAGCGATAAAAGTCTGTAAGACCTCTATTTCTTTCCAAATATAACAAACTTAAAGCGGCTCCAAAAAGTCGCTTTTTTCTTTTTTACTTGTTTTTCTAACTTAAATATATAAGCGGCTTGCTGAGATATGATTTCAATCGAAGAACTTATAAAATGAGCTTGCTTTGCATTTGTCTGTAATAGCTTTATTGCATAAGGTTTTAGTAATTCAATATCCTCCATACTTTCAATATAATTTATAGACTTTTGCACCTCAAACTCACCCTCAAGGCTGTAAGTAGATGTAAGAGCCTTGATAATATCCATTATTTGACTGGAAATAGTTTTTCTTCAATCATCTTTACTATGGCATCATCAACGTCATTATCTGACTTGGACACTAAGTCTTTCAAAATAGAAAGCACACCTTTGCGTAAAGATTCACTCTTGCCGAACCTGATGAATAGATTGATTAGGAATTTAGACATGATTTGTTTGTTTTTCCAAACATAGCTAAAATACCAGTATTGAACAATAATCTTAATTTTCATGGAAGAAGAAGAAAAGGAAAGTCGGGATTATGTCGGACATTTTGTTCGGATTATTATTCTTGGGTGGAGTTTATCAGTGATGACTCTTGGATATATGGAAAGAATAAGGCTTGACACTTTTGCGGCTGGCCTCGTGGGGAACATAGCTAGCAGTTATGGGGTGTCTGTAAAAGGTAAGAATGGCAACCAAAAAAAACCAGTTATAGTGGATAATAAGAATACTAAAGTTGGTATCAAATGAAAAAGCTTCTACTACTTGCCGCCCTCTGTGTTCCAACTGCGGCCTATTGTGACATTCAACACTCAATAACTTCAAGCGTAAAGCTAGAGAGTTTATCCGCAGCAACTTCAGCCGACAAAATTGGCTCAAGCTATAGCATCAGTGGAAATAACATAACTACAACAGACTCAAACTCAGCCGCAACTATCGGTGGATTTGGTTCAGTCACATCAGGAACTCCCGCAATAAGCTTCCCCAGTTCTGTCACACAAGCAAGTAGTGGCGGTTCTTTTTCTTTTAGTACTAGCTATTTAGAAGGGGACGCTACTTCTGGGTCGGCTCCGACAGTAGGCACAGTGAGCAATTTTAGTGACCTTACTTCCACAAGTGCTGGCTCAGTAGGCACAGCAGCCGTTTCATTAGATAATCACACAATGACTCTTTCTGCTGGAACAGGAACAGGGGTTGTTCTTACTGGTCAATTCGTTACAGACTTAACTGTTGATTAATGTGGAAATATCTGCCAATTATATTTTTTGTTAGTCCAGCTTATGCTCAAACTGTAGTCCCGAACTTCAATTCTGCTACAAGCACCTCTCGAAGCGTCACGACAAATAATTTGACAGAAAATATCCGAGAAGTTCGCTACAATTCTGGTTATACCTATTCGGTCACAGGATCTGGGATTTCATGCGGCAACTGTGATTCAATATCCATGCCAAATGCCACAGTGACAGAAACAATTAATGGAACTACCTACGAATGGACAGGTTTGAATATGGATCAAAAACCTCAATGGCAGCAAACCACTCAAGGCAACGCTTTTCAATTCTCAGAGTTTTACAAAGGCCCTTCTCTCGAATCTGTAATAGATATCACAAGGCAAGTGACTTCAGAGGTGGTAACAGATACTACCATTATTTTTTCCAACTAATAACCCTTTTTTCTTGTCTGCCTAGTTATGCCAACACCTCGACAATAGCCAATCCACAGAGCAATACCAGTTCAAGCGTTAGTAATTTTGCAACCCAAGTTTTGACAGGCCCTATGACAGAGAACAGCTATGGTGCTGGTATTCAATGTTCTGGTGCTACATTATCTGTTAGCCCATTTGCTACAACTTCAGTCGCAATAAAACGACCTCAAGATTATATATTTCATACACCAGTTTATAACGAGGCGGCAGATGAGGATGGCAACCTTACAAATGCTGGTGAAATTCTTTTTTATCGAGAAAATTACAGCGGCAACAAAGATGCCACTTCTTTTAATTTTGGGATAGCTGCAACAATATCTGTCCCACTTGATAGACGTTTTCAAACTGCTTGTCTCAAAAGTGCGACTACTCAGGAAAAAATAATGCGGCAACAATTATCGACAGCCAGATTAAACTATGAGCTTGCAAGGCTCAAAAATTGTCATGAGCTAAGAGTTAGTGGGGCTGAGTATTCAAAAGACAGTGATTATTATGGCCTTTGTTCAGATATAGTTAGTAAACCTAAAATGAACCAAGTTATACCGCATACACACAAAATTGAGCTAAATAAGTAAATTAAGTCCACTCAGAATCGTCTGTAAGGTGCTTGTAGTTTTGTTTGCTTATGTTTGTACCTTTGATTTATCCTTAGACTTAGCTAAACGCTTGATGGCTGTCTTAATGAGGTTCTTGAGCAAATTGGCTATGATGGGAGAACTAGCCGCAGTAACAGCAATAATTGAAGTGTTAACAAGAATAGGAGTGCTAGGTATCCATTTCTCAACAAAGGTTGAATCTCGGTAGACTTCATAGCATTTACCATTTTTTACAACATGAGAAACAACGACCTGTAACTTAAGATCATTAGGGTAGCTTCCTACTGGAATGTTATCCTCAGACGGACATTTTATAAAGAACTCTTTATCTTTTTTGACTTTGGCTTTGTATTCTGGCGGCTGTGGTATATCTGGTTGCTTTTGCTCTGGCTGTCTAACTGGATCTGTTGGAATAAATTTATCTGGTAAGTATTCAAGAGCTTTATATGTAGGATAACTTACGACAGGATAGTCAATCTGTGGTTTAGAAATAATATCTAAAATTGTTGGATATTGTTCCCACGTTCTAATTTTTGGTATATAAATTTCTCTTATTTCAATTCTTGGAATTTTAATTATTTCCATTTTCCTTCGGTTTCCCATTCTATATATTCTTGATTACGTTTCTCTATATAATCCCAAAACCATTTATTTGGGTCATTAGGATCAGGAACTGGTCTTGGTTTAAATTTTTTTATCTGTTTTTCAAGCTCATCAGCTACAATCCAATCCATGTGTTTTAATACTTGATCGGTTAGTTGATTTTCAAATGCTGGACTTTTCATGTATAAAAACACCATAAACCCCGATCCAAAAGTTATAGATGATATTACCAAAGCTGTAATCGCTATAACTCTTGTTTTTATCCTGTTTTGTGTCCTTTCTATATAGTTCACAAATTAATTTTTTTCTTTTTTTTCTGGAAGCTGTATTGATGGCCCTGTGAGATTTGGTATCTTATCTTCCATTACATCTGGTAATTTATTTTCCAGACTTCCCATGATCTTGTTTTTCAAAGTCCTCTCAAACTCAGGGCTTTGCATATAGCGAATTGCTACATATCCAAAAGCTGCCATTGAAATTGACATTAAAAATGAGATAATTGACAAGATATTAGCTATTTTAGAAAAAGTCATGGTTAGAGAATCAATTATAAGGGCAATAACTCATAGTTTAATTATATCAATGTTGCTTATATTACCAACTATTACACCATTATATTTGATTGGTAGTTATATGACCCGCCAAATAACAGAAAAATCTAACTGATTTCTGTTAGGTTAAATTTATACTTTTTACCACTTACACGATTAATAAGAAATAAATCATCAGCACCTTCTTGGATTGACCAGCTACCTTTTGTACTATCTACTTCATTAGCAGTTCCGTCTAAATTAGACATATTCATATCTTGAGTAGTTACTGAGCCTTGAACTGTTATTCCTGAACTGGTTGTTTCTAGCTTCTTTGTTCCCGCATGGTACGATTCCACAGCCCCATTTGTAAAACATCTAAGCATTTGTTGAAACGTGCCAGCATTATCATTAAAAGCTAATTGAAGCTCACCTCCATTTGTCATAAGCGATAAATTACCTGTGCCTTTCTCTAAAAGATTTGTATGGTTTCCGTCATGGAATATCTCAAAATCACCGCCAGTTCCTAATTTAATTTTGTTATTATCTCCCATATTTATCTCAGACGGAGATATAACTTGATTTGTTACATTAGTACGAGTTTTTTCTATCCAATTAGTACCGTCATACAAAAACGTAATATTGGTTTGCACTCCATCAAAAGTAAAAGTCTCACTATCGGTAAGTCTTATATTTCCAGTTCCATGATTTATAGTGACTACTCTTGCTGAGTTATTTTGAAATAAAGTAACTTCATCACCTATCGTAGTTCCATTTATAGTATCCAAATCATCTGATGAAGCACTCCCTTCAGTATCTATTCTTATAACTGGAATTGTATAATCTATCTGACCACTATTAATTACAACTGTTTCATCATATGGATCAGTCACCCCGCCTAAATAAGGAGCATAAATTTTTACATTTTCTGGTGCTTGGTTGAGAGAACTAAATTCAGATTTACTATCAAATTTTACAATTACAGGTACACTACCACCACCCGATAAGAAAACGGCTGGCATATTTATTGTTACGCCTCTAGTACTAAAACCAAGTGTTTGGCTAAGTGAACCATCGGCATCATTTGTTTGAGCTACTCTAATCGGTAAATAAGCATTAATAAATCTATTATTGTCTACAACAATATTTCTACCTCCAACAAGTAAACCATTTCCATCACTAGCACCACCAGTTCCACGGCCTGCACACGCAGAGTAACCGTAAAAAATATTTTCTCCAATTAAGATAACGTCAAAATCTAAAGAATCGTGCCTGTTAGCTGCTAAATGACCAGATCTAAAAGATTCGTTATTTACAACTCTGACACGATAAGGCACATAAATGTTATTAGCAATAACATCACCAACTAATAAATTATTACCACCACTATCATTAAGTCGGCAATCTGTTATTGAAAGTATGCCTACCCTGTTATCTCCTGTGTGGGTATATCCAGCTTCGTCACCTCGACCAATGTAAATGTTATGACTGTTGTTAAATTCGCAAATTGTATTTTTTATATGACAACCAACGCTGTTACCACAAATAATTATTCCTGAAGCGGGTTGGTCTTTAATAAGCATATCATCAATACAAACATAATTAATACGTTCGCTAGTGCTTGATCCATTGTTAGGTGCAACACATTGAATACCATCATTTCTGTTAAGGCCCGCTCCTATAGCTGGTGAAGAAAAATCTGTGTAAGTCAGAGAAGTTCCTGCTGATATAGTACCGCTAGCAGAATCAGTTAATGTAAAAGTATTATCGTCAACTTTAGTAATAGTATATGTACCATCTGTAGCACCACCATCAGCAAAATCGGCTACTATAGAATTACCAGATACCAAACCATGATTGGTTTTTGTTATTGTAACTGTTGTACCTGATCTACCATACGTTGCACTAATAGTTACTTTTCTATCTCCATCAGATCTTATTGAAAACCCTTGCAAAGTTGTACTGGAAGCTTTTACATGAATAACTGGGCCATTAGTATGATGTCCGACAATAGATGATGTTGGAGTGGTAGAACTAAAAAATCTAGTTCCAGTGCCTTGAATTGTAATGCCCCCAGTATCAATAATTAATGGTGCTGTTGTTTTATATTTTTTTGCACCAATCAAAATTGTGCCACCTCTTGTAAGTGTAGGTGAGGCTTTTAAAGATTCTGCATAATCTATAGCTGCTTGTATAGCAGCAGTATCATCAGTTGAACCATCTCCAACCGCTCCAAAATCTTCTATATGAATAGTTTGTCTGATTTTACTATCTACACTTATAGTTGCTGCACCCGTACCACTTTGCGTAAAACTTAAAGCTTCTGGTGCAGTTACAGTTATGAGATTTGTCTCTTTATTAACAGAAATACTATATTTATTTTCAGTAATGTTAGCAGTGGTCATTGTGCTGTATATCCCTCAGACATATATATTGTTCCTTCTATAGGATACTCCCTATCACCATTACTTTCAATCTTTAAAATATCATATTTATAAATATTATCTGTCATATTTGTAGTTTGAGCATCAGTTACTTTCCAAGTAAAATTACCAGCAGACGCGCTTGTTACAGTAATAGTTGCATCTGCCAGCTTAGTTGTTCTATTTTCATCCCAGATTTGAGATAAAATAGTTTTTCCTGTTAAATCTTCGTTGTTATTATTACTATCTTTTAAATTTACATCAAAAGAATGATCCGCTCTTCTTTGAAGAATTAAATCATATGTTGCAGGGGTAGCCATTATTCAACTACCTCTGTTTTATATTTAGAAGTAATTTCATTTTGACCCTTAAGTTCTTTTATTCTTTCAGAACAAGAAAATGCTTTCATTGTTAAAGCGTCACGAGCAACAACAAGTTTCTTAATTTTTTCTTGAACTTTATTAAATTCATCAACTGCGACTTGCATTTCAAGTTTTAATTGATCTATGCGTTTTTGATTATTCATAATTTTAAAGTGATTTATCTGCAATTAATTTTGTTTTCCAAGCCGTTTTTACATCAGATGTCCATACAATATTACAAATATTTTTAACCTCATCTGGAATTGCTGTTACTCCATCAGGTTCTTTATCTAGTGGATTATCAACTAAATTATCAGAACTGTCTAATGTCCCTGCATTTAATAAATATCTTTCAAAGGATCTTGTTAATTCTGTACCATCTTTTTTGATGACAGTTGCTTTTCTTACTTGAACGTGTTTATAAATAGAAACAACTTCTATTTTGTCATACTCGACTGACTCTGTAAGTGCCATTAGGATTAATCTCCGATTAAAACAGGTTTAGGCTTAGTTTATAGACGTAGCTCGGTCTTATGTGGCATAAGTTATGGCAAATTCTAAAGTTCCACTTGTATTGCAACCGTTATAAGCTAAATTAGCATCACCCTTAAGCAAAGCTATTAAAGTGGAAGTCATATTTACATTATCAAATTCTGCAAGATGAGATTGAGGAAGAAGATCAACAAGATTTCCAAAAGTGAAATGAGCCGAACTATGTGTATCATCAGCTGTAAAAGGCAAACTTCCAATGGCTATAGCAGAAGCATCTCCAGTATCTATACCAGAGGCAACAATAATCGTACCAGTTAAATAAACAACTCTGCCTATTTTTGTATATCTTCCCGTCCTAGAAGTGTAAGTAGGTGCGCTTACATTTTGAAAAGTAGGAGTCCACGTCCCCTCTTCATAGTCGTCAAGTAACTCACTTGTTTTTCCTGAAGCATCAGAAGTAGCACTAAAATCAATACCTTTACCCGATGTTCCAATAATTACGTTTCCACTTATAACTTTTACATCACCATCAGATTCTATTTCAAGTCTGCTACTGGCATTTACTCTAAAATCAAGCGAATTATCACTATGGTCATATGTAATTTGTCCAACATCAGCATCATCAGAATCACCTAAATTAATACCTGATATTGATGTATTACCAGCAGATATACTCAAATAAGAAGGTGAGCTTGCACTTGTAGTCCCAGAATGTGCAAAAATTGTCGTACCAGCTATAGGAGCAGCACCAGCCCAAGCAGAACTAAGGCGAGAAACATCTAATTTAGTTGCTGGAGTTGAGTTACCAATGGCAACTCGATCGTTACCAGCATCTACATAAAATAAATCAGTATCAGTATCTCCTTCAATTCTAAAGTCAACATCTGCCCCATCTTCATTAAATATTGTTGTAGTTCCTAATTCCATTCTTTCAACACCACCAGTTGCCACATTAAAAGTATCTGCGGCAGAACTGTATATGCCTGTGTTTAAATCATCCCTAAAAGCTAACGCTGGAGTGCTTGCAGAGCCATCTTCAAGAGTTAATGTACCATCTAATTGAAATAACTCTATCCATGCGTTATTAGCTGAGTTTCTTATTTTCAATACAGCGTTACTTGTATCAGCCCACCATTGATAAGCATATGTTGTCGAGGGACTAGATGAGTTTGAATTATTACTTACAATCGCTGCGAGGGCATTGTTTAAATCTGTTCTAAAGGCCGCGCCTGAAGCATTATCAAGTATATAATCATGTGTTGCCATTACTTAATCCTTTTTATTTAAGTATATATTAATTGATAACTTAAATATAAACACATTTATGATCCTTTACCAAACCCGATGGCTGTATATTTAAAACTCAAATCTTTAAAACCACTAGCATTTTTTGTTTCAATAACAAATTGTGTTCCAGTTATTGAAGTTATATTGAAAAAATCTCCACTTGCAGCGCCTTCAAGAGTTATCCCGATAGTAGGCAAAAAGGCAGAAGTTGACCCTCCAAGAGAACCAGTGCCTGTGAAAAATGGATTTCCAAAAGTCACAGTTTTAGCTGAACCAGTTGTAGCACATTGACTGGCAATAGCAGTATTTACAGTTTCTGTTCTACGTTTAACACTTGCTTCAAATCCAAGCTCCTCTATTTTTATATTTTGTGCAGGATCGTTTGATGTTAGTTCTGTTTTAAATTTAAATCCTCTACCTTTATATTCTCCATTAGTAAAAGTGTTAAATTGAGTAAAGTTTGCTCCATAAGTACAAGATGTTCCACTTGAAATTGTTGCACTTGTAGATGAAGTAACAGTAAAAGAATTTGCATTAGGAACAGTTTGAATTTCATAATTACCATCTGTCGCACTGCCAGCAGTAAAATCAATAACAACAAAATCGCCTACAGAATAACCATGCGAAGATTTAGTTATGGTAATAGTTGTCCCGCTTTGCCCGTAGGTGGCAGAAACAGAAGTTGCAGGGTCAATATCGCTTGTCGCCACCAGCAGTTTGGCATTTACATCATCTGCTTTGGTTCCATCAAAATCTGTCCAAGTATTGATATTTGCAGTTCTTGAATCAATCAAATCATTAGGTAAAATTCCAAATGTGAGGAATCTTCTTTTTAAAGTTAAATTAAATATTGCTCCTAAATCAACTTTATTTTGAAACTCATAACTGCCACTTGAATTAATAGGCCCAGCAAAATCAATATTTGATAAATCATCAATGTCTTGTGTCACATCATCAATTAATAATGTTCCATCAAGTAGTAAACCATCTAAATCGGCATCAAAAAATGTATTAACTTTGGTTCCTTGAAATGGTGGAGAGTCTGTATCTTCTCTTTCAGTTAAAATTACTTGATTAGGTTGTGGATCTGGTTGTGTAACAATTACTCTTGCCGCATTTTCAGATTTACGCCCCCCATCATCAATAAATTTAATTGAATATGTTCCAGTCAAAGCTGGAACTAATGTTTCTGTTACACTTCCAGAAAGTCTTTGTATAATTTCTGTAGAGTTTTGAAATGTTGCTGTTGTCCTATCAACAGAGGGTGTATGTCTGACGGATATAGTACCACCGTGCAAAACGTCAACATCAGTTGAAGGGTTGAAACGTAATCTTACATAATCACTTGATACAGGTTCTAATGTTAGTCCAGAAGGATCGGATGGAAGTGCAGTTTTACCAAAAGCAGTAAAAGAAAATATTGAAGTACTTGAACTAAGTTTACCAAGACTATTAATAGATTTAACAGCAAATTTGTATGATCCTAATCTTGATTCAAATATTTCAAAATCTGGTCTAGCAACCCTAAGTCTTTCGGGATTATCATTTTCAAATTGAGACTCAACAAGATACTCCTTTACTCCTGATATTGGTTCCCATGAAAGGAATATTTTAGAAACTGCACGATTATTTAAAACAACAATTTGTTCTGATGCTGTTAAATTACTTGGTGATGGTTTTTCATCTAATAAAGTTGTTATGACCTTTGGATTGAAAGGAACTGTAGTATCTTCAACTTGTGAATACTTATTAGCATCATGAATAATTGCTGAAATTTTATATTCACAATGGTTAACTTCCTCCACACTTAAAACTCTGAAAATTTGCATTTTAACAGATGGGCTTTCAATAGCGTAAACACTGTTTGCCTGTGGAATTGATGAAAATGCAGAAGAAACAGTTATTGTTGTTCCATCTATAGAACTTATAACTCTTGATTCTATTGTTCCATCTGATAAAACAACACTTAAAGTAGCACCAGAATTATGTGTTAAGTCATTTCCATCTATTGATCTTCTATCTACAATAATTTGTGTAGTTGAAACTCCTGTATTAATACGACCACCTTTTCTAACCCCTGCCTTAAGACTGTCTGCAATACCGATAATTGTTGAAGGTCTAACTACAACACCAGCCTCTAAAGTAGCTTTAAAAGTTACAGTTTCTACTTCTTTAAGATTTGAGTATAAAAACCATCTTGCAAGTCGGTTCGCCTGACCTCTTGAAGTGCAAGCAAAAGATTTAAGAGTTTTTCTTATTTTTCCAAATTTTGATGTATAACCTGATAATGCAGTTATATCATCTGCACTTATAAATTCAAAATCTAAATCTTGAGTGTCATTATCAAAATACGAAACTTCAACCTCGGTATATTTTGTTTTAGAACCTATACCAGCATAAGTAAAACCCTCTTGACTGACATTTGCATTTGTAAATATGTATTGAGCATCTGAAGTATTTGTTGAAGTATTTGTTGGTCTATCTTGAGATATTGTAAGTGAGCCGACACTATAAAACGGCATAGCTCTCATAACTGAACACAGATCATTAATTATTGAAAAAGCACTGTTTTTGCGATTTAAAATTACATTGCAACTAAATCGTGGTTCAGTTGTGTTTGTTATCGGGTCTGTTATTAATTCACTAGCATAAGCACTCGCAGAATAAAAACTAAAAACATCTAGTGTATCTTCCTCAATAACACCATCTGTACCACCAAACCCTTTATCTGTTGTCAATATGTCATACAGAACCCATGCTGGATCTGAACACCACTCTTTGTCTGTTTTGAATGTTCCATTAAATGTATAGCTATCTGGATATATAACCCTTCCATTGTTGCTGTCTATTGTCGTTCCATGCGGTACTTTGATCTTAGTACCCTTGACCCTGTACATACGTCTTGGATAGCTTTGAAATTCTTGTGCATTAAATCTTAATGCAACATAAGCAAAGCCCTGATATGATCTTGTATCTGTATTTATTTCTGTGTAACTCAACCAAGTTGTGAGATTTTGTAATCTTGTATCTGTTGTGTCATCTGTATTTCTTATGACTGTTAATGTCAAAGGAAAATTCATTGTTCTTTCAAAAACAATTTCTAAATCTTTTATATATGGACTTGTAGCTTTTCCATTTGTAACATCTAAAATTACAGGATTATTTACAGTACCATTATTTTCTGTAATTCTTACAGAAACTTTAAACTCCGCCCCAACAATATCTCCATCATCTTTAAATTCTTGTAATGAGGGAGTTTGAATTGTTACTCTAATTTTATCAACGCTCGTGTCAGAGATAGTTCTCGATAATCCAACGCTGGTTTTAACACTACAATCACCAGCAAAAGACTCATCTTCAAAAGTCGTATTTACAACAAAAGAACTTGTTGTTGGTATTGAAAGAATGTTTTGAGTTTGAGGTCTTTCTGTAAGACTTACAGCAGATGCCGTTGTATTCTCCCAGTGTATAACTTCGCCCACAGTATATCCATGCGCCCCGCCTGTTAAACCAACGAGCATTTGATTTGGCCCTAAATTTACAGTGACACCTCCAATACTTGTTGTTTGACCATCGCCACCAGCAAGCGTGTAAGTGCCTGTTTTTGTTGAAGTAAAAGGTGAATTTGTTAAAGAAACACCAACAGGAATTGTGCTTTCAGTCGCATTTATTTCTTGTAATGCTGTTTGATCGCTAGCACCATTTTTAAAAAATACATCTACATTTGAAAAATTTTCATCACCTGTGGAATTTTGTAAGGGTGTTGAATCTAGAAAAACATTTTTCCTAAAAGTATCTGTTCCCTCTCCACCTTCATCCAGTATTGAATCAATTTCTCCGTATCCAAGTAAATCAATAACTGTTGCAAATTGTTTACTGCGCAAACCCCCATCTATAAGATCAGGATCGACTACTCTTCCATCGGGATCTTTTCCAAATAATTGATCGTCAACTAATTTAGCCATTAGGTTAAACTCTTTCTAACTTGTGCAGTATCAACACCTGAACTAATAATAATTGAACCAGTAAAAACAAGACCATAAATAATAGGAATAGGAACACCTGCATTTGATATGTTTTGAATACCAGAAAAAGAATATGACCCTCTGATGCTTGGATCAGTGTCACCAACAGAAGAAAAATCTAAACTCGGAACATCAGGCGTTAATAATTCACTTGCAAGAGACAATGCACCAACTGTAAGTAAAGTACTCCAGCCACCTGTGACATAAGCAGTAACAAAAGGAATAGCATTATCAACAACAAAGTTGACAGCATCTCTCGCTAAATTAACCACCCCTTTTACAATATCTGTAACAAATTTTGCACCAACAGCAACAGGAATTATATGAATCTCACCTTGTCCTCTTAAATTTAAAAAATCTTGAGATATAACACGACCACCCATTTTTACTTTATATATTTGTTCATTCATATGTTTCTCTATACCTTCAAAATTAGCTTTCAAAAAATTAAAAGCTTGCTGTGGTGAACTGACAGCAGCTTCAAAATATGTTTTTCCTAAAAATTTTCTTAATTTTCCATAAACTTTAATTTTTCTAAGCTGCATATCTATAAACTCCTCTCAGTGTTTTTTGATACTTTAAACCAAAAAGTTCTCTACAGCTTAAAGCCCTAATACTATGATTTAAAATCATCATATCACCAATATATAAAGCAACATGACTTAAAGAGTCTTTTTGGCCTTCAAAAAGTAAAACATCACCAACTTTTAAATTATCGTTAGTTTTTTGCTTTATAAAATTTAACTTTGGCAGAGCATATTCAAACTCAGGATTTTTAACAAAATCTTTTATATTTTTTGGTCTTTTCCAATATTTAATTTTTATATTTTTTGTTTCTTGGAACCAGTCTGTACAAATAGACCAGCAATCATATTTACCCCAAATAAACTTTCTTCCAATGAGTGATGGTGCTTTCCAACCACTCGGGTCAATACATTCCCAAGAATCATGTTCAATACTGTAAATATAATATGGAAATCCTATATGTTCACACGCTGCCTTATCTGTATCTGAAGCTATTGCAGAGCCTAGTGGATGACTATGAACCACACCTAAAATCTCGCCTTTATCCTCACATTCTTGCCAGTCATCTGGATCTATCATAAAAAATTCATGCTTTCCCTCTGCTAAATTTTTACACGGCCAAAAAGTTTCCCTTCCTTCGATAATTGCAAACAAACCACAAGCCTCATCAGGTGCTTGTTCTTTTGCATATTTTTTAAAAGATTTTTTCCATTCCATATTTAAAAATTAACAAATCGGCCAACATTAGGAAAGTCATCTCTTGTAACTAATTTTTTTGGCGCACTAACGCCACTTAAATCAAAACTGCTTATCATTTCAAATTGAACAATATCTCTGTTTTCTACTGATTTTTTATCAATAAAATAAACTTCCCTTGGTAATTCGGCTGTTGGGTCTGGAGTTCCGTAAGGATTTACATTGCTTGGAAAATTTGTTGCATCAAGAAATCTTGCAAGAGTTCTTATTCTTGTTAGTTTCGCACCTTGTAAATCAATAAACGGTGTTGTTTCATTAACAATTTGCAAAATTGTTGTTATTGAACCTAATAAATTAGAAAATATTATATTAGGTCTTGGAAGTGTTCCTTTACCAGAATATTTAAAACCCGAAGCCTCACAAGGAAATTTTGTATAAGTATTTGATTGCCAAATAATATCAGTGCTATCTTTCATATTATTTCCGCTATGAAATAAATACACAACTGGCACTGTGGGAGTAGAATTTACATTCATGGTTAAACTGCCACTTGTCGTTTGTGAATTTATTGCAGTGACAGTAAATTCATTTGTTGATTCAGTTTGAATTGTGTAAACGCCGTCAATAGCATTACCAGAGGTAAAGTTTAAAGGAATAATTGTACCAACTGACATACCATGACCATTTTGAGAAACTGTTATTGTTGTTCCAGACTGTGAATATGTCGATGTCATGGCAGTTTTTGTAAAATGAACATCAGCCTTTAATTCAATTGAGAATAACTCGACAATTGATTTATTTGTAAGTTCTTGTAATTCAGCAGTTGGAGTTGATGTCATTTAAGGCTCAAATACTTCTCTGAATGTAGTAGTAATTATTGCCCTGTTATTGTAAGGAATAGTTTTTGTCCAAGAATCACAAACATATTTACCAGCCCCAGAAAGAGTGATTGATACATTACCACTATTTGTTGCACTTGCCGCCGCCGTTACAGTGAAAGTGTCTGAATCAGCAGATGAGGCAACAGCAAAAACACCATCAGTTGCAGAGCCGCTTGTATAATCAATAGTCAAAACATCACCTATGGCAACGCCGTGTGATGTGATACTTATAGTCACAGTAGTTCCGCTTTGTGAATATGTACCTGTTTTTGTGAAACCTTCCGCTGGTGGGGTAAATGTAAAACTAGCTTGATCATTCACTCTACTTCTTAAAAAGCCTTCTATAACATCTGATTCAGTCTCAGAGACATTAAAAGTAAGATCATATACTTTTGGGTCTTGAGTAAAAGGAATGCCGTATAAAGCCCTAAATTCATATCCATCACCAAGCTGAGTTACTTTAACTTTAGGATTGCTTTTTTTTCGCATCCCATATGTGGGAGTGATTGAAGGAAAAGTAGCCATTATCGGTTAAGTAAACCTCCTGCTCTTGATTCTTGAATTAGTGTTGCTTGAACTATACCACCGATTAGATTTCCTAGCTGATCAGCCTCAGAACCATTACCTTCAACAGATGTACCAGACGCATCAACATTCACAGTAATCATATTATTTGTTGTACCGCCTCCACCGATTGCATTGTTTGGAATTATATTCCCACCCTTTGAACCCATTTGTAGAATCTCAGGGCCTCTTTCTCCAACAACATAAGCACCACCAGCAGATACAGGGCCACCGCTTGCTCTCTTAGCAAAAATATTACTCAAAAATCCACCAATCCTTTCTCCTATGCCAGAAACAGCCCTTTGTATGGCTACCTCTATAAGTTTCCGTTTAAGATTATCAAGAACACTTATTGCGGCTTGAGCTAAAGTTTTGGTTCCCATAACTGCGTCAGTAAGATTAGAGACAATACCCTCTTCAACACTTTTACCGATTTCCATATATCTTTCTCTTAATGATTTTGTTTGTTCTTCCTGTTTTTTCTGTTCTTCTTGAATTTTTTTACTTGCTTCATTTTGTTTTTCTTTTTCTTTTGTAATTTCTTTTTCTTTTTCAAGAATATTATTTCTTCCTTCAAGTAAAGCTATATCTGCATTAACTTCATCAAGTCTATTTTGTATTCCTTGTTTTGACCTTCCATTTGCCTTGTCAAGTCTTTTAATAAGTTTATCTCTTATCTGTAATTGTTCTTTCAATATTTTATTAACTTCTTCTTCAGAACCCTCTTTGACTAATTCATTAAATTTTTTCTGTTCTTGATTATGTTTAATTATTGCAGTTGTAGCAACTCCTAATAAAGTAGCTAAACCAACCAAAGGTAAAGCATTTAAAGCAATACTCAAAGCTCCTGTAGAGATTGCTAGTGCTTTTGTAGCTATTGAAGCTGTAGATGTTGCTTTTGCATAAGCTATTGCCCCTGCGGTAGTAAGTTTAAATTTAGCTATCAAAAGAGTTTTTGCAGCGACTAATAATGTTGTTGCAGTTGAAAAACCTTTTACAGCAATAGCGATTCCTGTAAATATTCCAGCAGTCTGTACTATTGGTGAGTTAACAAGCTCAGTAATTGATTTTGTTAGTTGTGTTATTCCTCTTAGTGCATCTAAAACTGCTGGGGCTAGTAAACTTCCAACAGCTATTGATAATTTTTCTGTTTCATTACTTAAAACTTTAAACACCATTGTTGGGTCATTTTTGATTAATTCTTTGAGTGCTTTACTTCCTTCTTTTTCTATTTCTTTAAAAGCTGCAACAACTACGTCTTTTGTGATCTTTCCTTGTGCAGCCATATCTCTTAAAGCACCAACATTTACCCCAAGTTGATCTGCTATAGGTTTAAGAACAGCAGACATTTGCTCTGAAATACTATTAAATTCATCACCTCTTAAAACTCCAGAACCTAGAGCTTGTGTTAATTGACGCATTGCCCCTGCTTGTTCTTGGGCTGAAGCACCAGACAAGATAGCTGCTGTATTAAATCCATTAAATATTGCAGTAATTTCTTCCATGCTTGAACCTAAAGGGCCAAGTCTTGCCTGTAAATTTGTAACACCTTCAAGAGCATCAATTGAACTAAGACCAAATTTTGTCTGAGCTTCTTCAGCTAATTTAAGAGATTCAGCATAAGTGCCATTACCCTTAGTCAATATTTTTAATCTTTGATTTAATTTTTCAAAACTTGTTGCGGCAGTTATAGTTCTTTTTGCAAGCACTCCTATACCAATTCCAGCGATTGCAGTTTTTAGTCCACCAAATGACTTTTGTAATGAGTTTGTTTTATTTTGTACTCCCTGTAATGCTCTAGTCGCATTAGTGGCATCTACAGTAAGTTTTACATTTGCCTGTGCCACAAATAAAAAAAGCCTTTATTATATATTACCTTGAATTGTGTTTTTGTCGTTGCATGGCCTTTCTTTCTTCGTCAAATTTATTTTCATAATATCCAGCCCAATATATAAATTCTTCTTCGGTAATAGATTTTCTTAATTCTTGCACTGTTTTTCCTAATTCTGTTGCGAGAAAAAACTCAAAATTTAACCAGTTATCTCGCTTTAATCGTTTTTTGCTGTATCTACATCAAGTTTTATATCAAACAAAAATAATTCTATTTCATTTAAAACATTTTCTGGCAATTCTCTTTGTAAGTTTGGTGCATCTGCTAGAGCAAAAGCCTTTGTGCCATCTTCTAACTCTGCCATTTGGCAAAGAAGTTGAGTTGATACAGTAAGAGCCTCATCAGTGCCAGCTACACTTTGCGCTCTTTGTCTATCAAATCTTGTTAATGGCTTAAAATATAAATCAACTACTTTTTCACCTTTAGCATTTTTAAATTCATACTTTCTCCTAGTGGACATCTGATCCCCATAGGACTCAGTAATGAGATCAATAGTTCTTTTGTTTGGCATAAATTAAGTGCGAAGTATTTTTAATTTACTATATATCTGAAGTTATTGCACCTGTTGTTTGGAATGTGACATTGATAAGCTGTATTTCACCAAGAGTTGCTCCGTATTCAGCATTAGTGATTATTCCAGAAAAAGCTAATTTTTTAGAACTAGCTGAACTATCGGGGAACAATTCAAACAAAGCGTCACCAGCATCACCTGTTGTTAGTACATCTTCGACAAATGCTAGATAGTCTGAGTTTCCAGCGTTGTCATAAATTAATTCTGCTGAACCTTCACCAGCAATAAGACCACCAACAAAAGTTTTTGATGTGTTACCCATGACTGTGGTTTCCTGAGTGTCTTTAGTGATAGATAAAGACCAATTCCTAACGCCTGAGATATCAGCTTCTGTTCCAGCAGCATTATGGAACATTATTTTACCGACATCACCTTTTACAGCAGCCATAACAAAAAAAAGAAATATTTATAAATATATTAACTCTTTTCAGACTTTTTTACATCTTTTTTAGAATTTTGTTGATTCTCCATATATCTTTTGCAATTAGGATCCCAGTAGTTTGCATCTCTTACACCTTTGACAGCTTCAATAGCGTCCAGCATTTCTTCAGTAATAATAAGTTTTGGCATGATTAAAGATCCTCGTAAATGTTAAAAGTAATTCTAATTTGTGTCTGAAACTTGCCTTCTGGACTTGATGCAAGTATCTCAGGCCCTACAGGTGAATCAAAAATTACATTAGATACAGTCACTCTATTGTATAAGTCTCTAAGCCTTTTGCAAATTGTAAAGTT